AGTTATGACACTTGTAATAATCTAATAAAAGAATTAGAACAAGTTGGATATACTTGTGAATATGGGTTGGACGGAATACCATATGAACTACAAAAAATTGAAACCATGACAAACGCAACACCAAAAGCCACATTTTACCTTAATGAATTAGCAAATGAATTGGCAGAACTTTATATTATACATACTTATGAATACACAACACAACCAATTTATGAGCCAGTAGGACAATATGAAAGTAAATACACTCCTTTTATACAAGAAGAATTTGATAGGGTATTATTAAGAATTGAAAACAAATTAAATAAAATTAAACTAGATTAAACCATGAAAACACCAAAAATTTACAAGACCGGCTACAATATTTATTTATTGCCAACCATTAATTACTACCATGTAACAAGAGTTTTAGAAATTTCTTTTCTTACTTACACCCTTCAATTTAGATAACCAATAAAACAAATTAAACAATGGAAAACAAGACACTTTTAATAGACAGAAACGCATTTTGCGATTGGTATTTTGATTATGATACTTGTAAAGACTTTTTTAATGACCATAAAATTTTATACCAATTAAAAACAAATGGAAGTTTTAGCATAATTCTACAAAACATATTAAACGGCATGGACTATGTACCTGAAAATGTTATTGCAGAAAGTCAAAGACATCTTTATGATGATTTTGAAGAAGTTTTTTTATCGGATTACGATACCATAAAATTTGATAACTAATTAAATTAAATTAAAATGACACAAGAAACAAGACAAAACGTAATTGACACCATTATTGACCTATCCGGTGATGAATTTGAAAGCCCAGCCGATTATATCCAGTTAGCAAAAGAAACACCGGAGCAATTAATACATAGGCTTATTGGAATAGCTTGTTATTTTAGAGATGAAGTAAATAGTTAAAGACATGAATATAAACCTAAATACAATTAGCACCGCTGCATTTACAAAAATGTACGAATTAGACAACCAATTTATAGGAACTGAAAACTACATGGGGTTGGCTTATTATTGGAATTATGAATATAGGCACTATTTAAGAGATACAAAGCCACATATTAGAAGGAAAGTACATAATAGTTTTCTATTGGAAAACTTACCGATAGCAGATGCAACGGAAAAACACCTAAACATAATTAAAAAACACACTAAATTAAATTAACTATGAAAAAATTATTAATTTTAGGCATGGTATTCATGATATCATGTGCAAGTTCAAAACAACCCCCAATACCTACCGAAGAATTAGATTTTCCCCCTGAATTTGACAAGTACACGATAAGCCATGACAGAGCCAACCCAACCATGTTAATGGCAGTTTACGACACGACAACAAGTAAGTATATTTTTGAATTTATGGACAAATAAAACCAACCACACATGATAACCCTAAAGAAACCACGCAGAACACCAAAGGAAGTAAAGTTAATAGCCGTTAAAGATACGGGAACACAAGAAGCCGTATACAAAGTAAACAATGTAGTTTATTTTGCGGAAATACAAGATGACCAAGACGGCGAATTTTATTTCCTTCACATGAGTAAAGCTATTTATTTACCAGATGAATTTCAACAAAAAGATTAACCATGACACCTGAAAAGATAGAAATGCAAATAAAGGCTATAAACAACCGCATTAAAGCCGGTAAAGTTAAAAATGTATATTCTGCTCAAGGAAAGATTAAACTCCTTAAAATAGCCTATTTAAAAGCCAAACAAGAGCAAAGCTGGAATAATCATTTAGCCAACTAAATGTTAATTCTATTAAATTTCTTATTTTGCTATAATAAAATAGTTATACCTTTGTTTAATTAAATTAAAACACTAACCCCATGACAAAGAAAGTATATAGCGTAGCTGAATATATTGCCATGAATGATGCAATAAGAAACGCAACCGCTAGAATTAAGAATGGTAAGCTGGAGTATCTACACAATGATAGGTGGATAAAACCCCAAGAATTTACAAGATATAACCCAACACCAAAGTACACTAAAAAACCTGCTCCAATAGTATGAAATCAAGTTCCAATATAGTATCTGCTATACAACACTTAAAAATGGCACAAGAGCATTTGAAGGACTTTAATAGGGATAACCCCAATACAAGAGGCAGTAAGCTATTTCAAACCTATATTGATAAGATAGAATGGATATATAGGGATTTTATTAGTAACCCCATACTACCAAGTGATGTTACAAGTGGTATAAAGGAAGAATGGAATAGTGATGTCTTTTGTGTACCGGCAATAACTGATAAGGTATCCGTATTAAGACCGGACCAAAGGGGAATGATAGAGGAAATTATTGATGGACTGATAGCTGGAGAGGAAATTAAATTTATTGATACACCAAAATAAAAACAAAACAACATGACAAAATTTGAATTAGTACAAGAAACAGAATTAGACGGCAATACATGGTATAAAATTAACCAAGACGGAATTTTTGTATCCGGTACATTAACAAGACACTTAGAAGAAGCCACTAAAAATTTAGAAGCATTTGCCAATGGCAAACCAAGTACCCCCATTATTAAAGTAATTAAAACAATAGAAGTAGATGAAAACCAAACAGATTAGTTTATCGGAATACGCAGCAAGAGTAAGCCCTGAAGGTTTCAGGAAGAATAGAAAGAACCCTGAAGAACCATTAACCCAACAAGCTATTAAATATAGAATTAAAATGGGCATGGAATTACCTGATGTAATAGAAAGTAAAAAGATAGGTAAAGTCCATGTATTAACAGTACACGAAACATTTTAAACCAATACACCATGAAAACAGCCTTACAAGATTTTATTGATAAGAACTTTTTTATAGATTCAGACGGAGAATATGTATTGAAATGGGTTGAAGATACACCTTTGACTGATGAAATAAATGAAGCTCTTGAAAAAGAAAAGAAACAAATAGAGAAAGCCTTTAGAAAAGGTGGTCATTTTCAAGCATTTGGAGGTACCAATGTAGATACATATTATGATGAAACATATAAAAATTAAACACCATGATAACCGCAATGCAAATGATGTTAAATGATTTAATATCAAAAAGAGAAGTCTATGAAAATGCTAGTATGCACCAGTCCGTAGCTACTATTGAAACTTCTATTGAATTAGCTGAATATCTACTTAAAAAAGAAAAGGAACAATTTTTAGATTTTTTAGAATGGATTGAAGTAGCAGATATAAAATATCCATTTAATAATTGGAAGATAATAGAACAATATTACAAAGAACCAATAAAAACCCAAACACCATGAAAACACCAATACAGATTATTGCAAATGCAAAGAAGGAACTAAATCAAAATGATTTTTGCGACTGGTTAGAGGAAAGCCTAGTTACATTTAAGGAACTAGAGAAAAACCACATAAGTAAAGCATACGTAATGGGGTCATTAAGTAATATAAGTGATAGGATATCAATGACATCAGAGGAATATTTCAATCACAATTACAATGAGTAAACCATGTTAGCACTAAAGATATTTATATTGTTAGCTATATTCTTAGGCTTCATAGCCTTCATGACAATAGCTTGTGTAGTAATTGTATTATTAATTGAAAAAGCAATAAAAAATGGACACTCCTACGATTAAATGGTTAGAGAATAGCATATCTACTGCTCCTAATGAAATATCCCTGAATGGAATAAGAAATTGTATTAAATGGTTTTCTCAAATGGAACCAACAGATGAACAAATACTAGAAGAACTTTACCAGTCTATTGAGAACAAAAAAAGATTTGTGTAATGAACAACCTAGTATACATTGCCCGTAAAAACGCTGTTAAAACTTGGAGGTCATACCCAAAACCACCAAAAGCTAAACTAAAAACCCCAGTAATAAAACATGAAAGAAAAACTCAGCCTAATCTTATTTACCTTTTATTTTATATTGTATTTGGTAAATCTTAAAGAACGTAAAAAACTATTAAACGACTAAGAACCATGACAGAACTACAAAAACAATACATAGACCAAAACTACCAGCATGAGCCAATATCCATGATGATACCCAATATTAACCTAAGTTATTTGCAGATATTGACATACTATAAATCAATGGGATATGAGCCATTAAAGAAAAGAGGTAGAAGGCATGAGTATAAAACTCCTGTTGGCTACTTTGATATTGATAATTACAAACCCGAAACAATATAAAAATGTCAATTAACTTTAATAGTACCAGATGTTGTTATTGCGAAAGAAAATTTGATGAAAAAAATTATAAAACAAAAGAACATATTGTGCCATTATCTAAAGGAGGAAACAATTATTATGAAAATTTAGTATGGGTTTGTAATGAATGTAATAATTTTAGAGGTGATAAAGATTTTTCATTTTTTTATAATCAAATAAAAAATATACTTGAAAAAAATAGAACAATTAAAATTAAAATTTATTCATATAATAGACAAGATTTACAAAATATGCTTAAAAATTTATCTTATTACAAAAACAAACCTGAAACAATATGAAATTAGAAATATACTTCTAATTAGTTAAAAACAATCTATTTAAAAACAATTATTCAATCAAATTAGAAACATAATTCCAATTTAAAAATTGAGTATTTATACTTAATATTAATTAAATTAATTAAATCAACTTTGTACTTTATTTAACCAATTAAAACCAATAAACAAATGAAAAAAACAAAAATTACATTTCAATTCATTACATACGAACAACGTAGAGCTAAAATTATTGCTAATCTAAATAGTATAAAAGTAGACCCTATTAAAAGTCAAGTAACAACAACAACAGGTGTATGGACTCCAAAAACCAACTAAACAAATAACCTATGAAAACAACAATTAAAGAGTTAATTGAAGAATTAAGAAGTTTAGCATTTACTGAATGTCATATAAGTATGGGAGCTATTATGCTTACACAAGGACATATTGACGAATTAGAAGAAAAGTATCTTGAGAAAGAAAAGAAACAAATTTTGACTTCTTATGATGCGCCTCTGTGGATTACTGGTAAGCCAAATATTACGGCAGAACAATACTACAACCAAACCTATAACCAAAACAAATAACCTATGACACCAAAAGAAAAAGCAAAAAAATTAGTAGAAAGAATGATAATTTATCATAGTCCAAATGATGAAGATTATGAAACCGCTAAAGAATGTGCATTAATAGCAGTAGACGAAATAATCAAATCTAACCCTATTGCCTTTGACGAAAATGATAACTGCATAGAGAAAAATTGGTGGAAAGAAGTTAAACAAGAAATAGAAAACCTATAACCAAAACAAATAACCTATGAAATATAAAGTAAAAGCATTTAATAACCTTGATATTTATTTTGGAGAAGATGAAAATGGCTACACAGTTAGGAGAAGAATATATTTCTTTTATTCAATACCTATTTGGTGTACACAATACAAAATAAAATAATATGTGGAGAGAAATTAAACTATGGCTTACATCAGTATTTATTATGTGGGCATTTGATATTTGTCCTAATGGATATTTTAAGAATTCATTTGCTAAATTTTTAAGAGAAAATATAACTGATTTAAAATAACCAAAACAAATAACCTATGATACGTTGGTATAGATTAATCAAATGGATTAAAAAACAAAGAAAACAAGGACATATGTCATTTAATGTAACAACTAATAAGGACACATTAATTATATGGAATTTTGAAAATGATAAAGAATTTAGAGTAAAATATTAACCAAAACAAATAACCTATGAATACAGCTATACAAGAATTAATTGAATGGACAAATAAATATAAAGGACAAATGGTTTCAGCAGACCAAGTAGTATTACAGGCGCATAAAGCACTTGAAAAAGAAAAAGAGCAGATAAATGTTAGTTTTATTTCGGGTTGTATAGAGGCCTTATCATATCAAACACCAGTAAGAGATAGAATAAAAGAGGGATATTTTGAAGATAAGGCAGAACAATATTTCAATTACACATATAACCAAAAGCAACACATCATTGACATTATGAAAGATGATGAAGATGATGGATTGTATAAAATATTTGATACAAATTCTGATAAAAAGCATTAAACAAAAAAACCACATGAAAGTTGCACTAAAGTACACCTATTCATTATTTCAATATAGTGTATTATTACTTACATATTCTAGTACTTTACTTATAGTATATAGTATGTTGGATATGGTATATGGTATATTATTTAATTAAATTTAATAAACATATGGGAACAAGAGTGAGAGTCACTTATATAGCTATGGATGAGTATAAGCCTATACTATCTGCTTCATCATTTGAAGAACTCAGAGAAGGATTAGATGAGTATTATGGTGTAGATAAGGGACAGGCTGAATGCTTAGGATTTACCACATATGATACAAAATACCCTGACGATTATGAAGGTTATTATTCTTATTCATATACAATAAAACAATATGATAAAGAAATAACTAATATAGATGTAGTTAAGATTTACTGCGTTGAATACTATCCGTATACAATTTATAAAATTTTAAAATAATAAAATGGAAAACGAAACAAAACCAGAGATTACAAGATTAGAAGTAATTAACCACGCAACCAATGACCGACCAATAGGTAGGATATTAACTTTATACCAAGAACTTGGCGACTTCAAATCAATAGAATTATCTTATCAAGACGGGGGTAGAACGCTAAAAATCTTTTTAGATTAATAAAAGGTAGTAAAACTACTACCTTTGGCTTCATTTTGTTACCGATTTTGGCAACTTTTACCCTTACTTTGTACGTTCTGATGTACATAATGTGTCATAAAATGCACAATTTGATGTGCTTTTATCCCGTATTAAACAAATAAACTGCATGGATTTTCAGAAAATTTCATGCAAAAACAATAAAAATGATAAAACTAATCCTTATTGCCGCCTACCTTATTGCATTATTTTTCTTTGTGAGAGATATGTGTAAGGGCCCATTAGTAAAAATAGATGAAGATGATATATACTAATGTTTAACTATTAGTTGCTTTTTGTCTATGAATTTATAGATAAACTCAGCTATGTGACCTGATAACCATGCTCCAGCTTCATCATCTACAATACCTCTGTCACTTTTTATTACATTAACTATGTGGTAATTTTCATGTGATAGGGTATTGTGGCTTAAATACTTCTGTTCTATAATCATGTAATAGACATCTATGTCTGGGGTGATAACTGTACCTTCTGCATCTCCTTCAAACATCTGCCCCATTTTATGCTTTTTGTATACTTTATTAGCTTCACCTATTAATGAATCTGTAATAATAAGTACCACCTTGCATCCGTAGGTAGATATTTTCAGTGTAGAAGTTAGTTTCATTGGTTGTCATTTATTAATCTATTAATATACCAAACTGCCTTTTTTAAGTCCTCCTTACCACCTTTACGTTTCCACCTCCAAAGATACTTAATTGCGTTACCAGTAGCAAATGCTTCTTTACCCTCTAATCCTTTAACTGCTTCTTCAATAGCATCTATACACTCAATAGAGCCGGCATTGTAGTGCGCTGGGTGGTCTACCTTTTCCATTAATGTAACTTTCCGTTTATTATTTGGTAATTTTTAACAGTAAAATCTCCAGTTTTATCTATAGTTATATGGGCAAATCCATGCTGAGAATTACTTACCAACGGACTGTAGTTGGGGCGGAGTTCGCATAAACAAGCTGTTGACCAACAACCAATTACCTTTCCGTCTAAATCCATTTCAGTATGGTAGCTAGACCTATGTAAATGCCCTACAATAACACTCTGCTTTGCTCTTAAAAAAGCCCCTCGTGCCGGACTTACAGGTACAAATATGCCCTTAAAAATATGATGCCCATGAGTAATAGATAGCTTACCTGCTTTAACTAGAACCGTATCATCAAGTATTTGAACCTTCTGCTCGTTAAGTCTTAATCTTTCTTCCAAGTGAAAGTACGGGTCGTCCCATATCTCTCTTACCTTCTGCTCTAAAAACTTCTCCCAACGAACACAATGGTTCCCTTTTAACCAATATATAGAAGCATCAGGGAAAGTTGCTCTTAATTGGACCAAGAACTCTTTAGTAGCATCAAACTCTTGCTTGACACTTCTTTTCTTCATATCCTTTTCAAACCTACTTACTTGGCTATTATCTATCAAATCACCATTGATAAATATAGTATTTACATTTTCCTTTTTACCATAATCCAATGCTATTGTAATAGCTTCTATATCATGATACGGGATATGCAAGTCGGATATTAAAAGTATATTATTACATACTTTAGGTAGAATAAATGGTTCTCTCTTTTCCTGATAACTTTCAGGTAGATTATACGGGTTTCTTGGTCGTTCTGGCATTGGTATGATTGTTTTTAGATTTTTTAATTTAGCTCCAGTCTTACCCTCTATATATCTCAAAAATATTCTTGCATCTTCAATATCTTTAAAAGTAAGATTATTTTCAGCATACATTATTCTAGCTAGTTTCATGGTAGGCATATCCCACCCATGCTCCTCTCTATATTGTCTTGCTATGTCTGATTTGTTCATTATGCTAAAGTGCTATGAAATAAATAAAATTTCTCTTGTCTATCAGCCAATCCGTGAGTACCTCCATTTACACGTTTTGTAACTGCCAACACTACATCATCACCATGACCTTTGTCGCATACGTCCCATAACTTATTCTTATGGAAGAAAAAGGCAGCAGAAGTAAGTGGATATTTGGTAGCAACTAAATCTGGATTAGCCATAATATCATCATCTACAAATTTATCAAACGCTGCGTAATTATCTTTTCCAGTAAGCTGGATGTAGCCAGCTCCTTTATATTTCCAACCATCTCCTGAAGCCTCATCGCCATTACCCATACGATTAGCATAAACTCTATTAGCAATCTTTTCTGGTTGACGTGCATATTTATTAGCTAATTCTTTGTCTGGTGTTTTACCATCTGCTTTTTTAAAATATTTACCAAAAATATTCAAAAGGCCATCAGCAGAATAGTTTAAGTTTTCTTTTACAAACTTAAAGTTTCCGCTTTCATGAGCGCACTGAGATAAAAAGTGAGATAATCTAAGTGGACCATCAATGCCAAACTTCTCTATAATTAAAGGTATTTCGTCCATTACGTTTGCAGGTACTTTCTTAGATAACGCGTCTAATTTCATTTTATTTTATTTGAGAGTAAAGAAAAAATGTTAATGCAGCAAACAAGACAGAGTTAAGCCTATGAAGTTTTATTTCAAAATTCATATCCTTTTCGTACTGCTCGTAAATTGCTATGTTTTTATAGTATCTATTACGATAGTCGTTTAACGTATCGTTTGATATTTTATTGCGTTGGGTAAGGGTATCTTTAAGGGTAAGTAAATCAATGCGAAGGCTATCCCTTGTTTTGATGTTAGCTTTAATTAAGCTATCTATTCTGGCTTCTTTTAATGCAACTAAATTACTCACGCTATCAAATGCAGCGTTTATCTTTTCGCCTTCTGCTCTACTAATAACAATCTTTTCTTCGCCACCTATTTTCTTAACTACCGATTGGGCGAAACTTAAACTTGGTACTATTAGTATCAACAGAATTAGCGGAGTCCAATTTAGCCTTAACTTCATTTAGTTCCGTTTTTAATTCTTTTACTTCTTGCTTTAATGTAACAATGGTATTTACTGTTTTAGTAATTACCTTCTTGTTATCTTGGGATGCCACCCCTTGCACCGAATCACTTTGCACTTGGCTTTGTTTTACTTTGTCTTGCAACTCTTTGATTTGGTTATCATCTTTAGTGCCACAACCTAACAAAGTTATAAATATCAAATAACGCATTACTTGAACTTTTTAAGAGCTTTTAGGTCTACTGCCATTTCTAAACGAGCTGTACTCGCTGCGTTACTGCTATCACTTTTACGAACCATTTCATACAAGCTACCAATCTTTTCATCTTGTTTTTCGTTACGCTTTGCATTGTCAATATACAAGTAACTGATACCACAGATACATAAAAATAACATGCCAACAACCGGATTCTTGCTAAACTCTTTGAATGAAATAGGTAAAGGATTAGCCCCTATCTTTA